CCACCACTTTTTGATGTGCATAACTATATCGATTTTGTGGGGTACTAGATATACATAAATGGCAAGACCAAAGAAACCAACAAAAATAAAAGAGCTGCAAGGCACTCTGCAACCTTGCCGACAAATCGCCAACGAGATGCAAGTCAGTGAGGTTGTTGAGATGCCAGCCGCTCCAAGTTATTTTGATGATTTTGCTCAAAAGGAATGGGATGTGACTACTTCAGAGCTATCACGGATCAAAATGCTTCATATTGTTGACCTATCTATTCTTGCTGCATACTGTTTTGAGATTGGAACATATCACAGAATAATGAATGAAATGTGCGGAAAGTTTACAGAACGTACTTACGACAAAGACGGTAAATTGAGAGCTTCAAAGATTGCACCTCAATATAAGATAGCTCAAGCCGCTTTGGCAAATGCGCTGAAAATTGCTTCGCAATTTGGATTCACTCCGAGTTCAAGGGCTTCGCTTTCTATGCCAGACCAAGAAGAAGAGAAAACTGATGACTTTAATTTCTTTGGATAATGGAACTCAAGGAATGTGAAAAGTTTTATTTTGATCAAGTTGCTGCTGATAGGGTGGTGGCTTTTGTTGAAAGACACATCAAGCACATAAAAGGAGAGAAGGGCGGACAGCCATTTCTACTAGAGCCATTTCAAAAAAAGATTGTTCGAGATTTGTTTGGTTGGAAATACAGAGAAACAAACTTGAGAAGATTTAGAACTGCTTACATTTGCCTTCCAAGAAAGAACGGAAAGTCAACTCTTATTTCTGCTATCGCTTTGTATATGCTTTGCGCTGACGGTGAACCGAGTGCCGAATGTTATGTTGCGGCTGGGGATAGGCAGCAAGCTGGAATCATCTTTGATGTTGCTAGTTCAATGGTTCGAGCAGATAGCCAACTCAATAACAATCTCAAGGTTTTCAAAAGCTCTGTAATACACGAAAAAAGCAATTCAGCATTCAAAGCTATTAGCGCAGAAGCAAGTTCCAAGTTCGGATACAATGCGAGCTTTATTTGTATGGATGAGTTTTTTGTACAGAAAGATGCACAGCTTTGGGACGCTCTTATAACTTCGGTAGGTGCTAGAAGGCAACCGTTGACAATCGCAATAACCACTGCTGGTTACAATCGTGAATCTATATGCTTTAAAACTGAAGAGTACGGTTGTAAAGTTTCAGAGGGTGTTATTGATGACGATTCCTTTTACTATGTCAAATTCGCTTGCCCTATGGATGTGGATTGGGAAAGTGAAGAAGCATTGAGATTAGCAAATCCAGCTCTTGAAAGTGGTGTCGTTAAACTTGACTATCTAAAAAGAGAACAAGAAAAAGCTGTTAAAATGCCTTCTTACGAGAACACCTTCAGAATGCTGCATCTGAATCAATGGATGTCATCAGCTTCCAAATGGTTGAGCGATGCACAATGGATGCAGTGCAACTTTGAAGATGTAACTTTGGACCAATTCAAAGGTCAGAAAGTTTGGTGTGGTCTTGACTTAGCTAGTGTTCGTGATGTTTCGTGTCTTGTATTATTAGCAGAGATAGATGAGAAGCTAGTTTGTTTACCTTACTTTTGGACTCCTAAAGAAACTGCATTTGTCAGAAGTAGAAGAGACGGGGTTGATTATATAGGTTGGGAGAAAGAGAATCTAATGGAACTCACGGAAGGCGATGTCACCGATTACAACTACATCAAAGAAAGAATCAAAGAAATTGCAGAGGTTGTAAACGTACAAGAGATAGCTTATGACCGTTGGAACTCAAGTCAATTAGTAATTGACCTAGTAAATGACGGACTTCCGATGATTCCATTTGGTCAAGGTTTTGCCTCAATGAGCGCACCCACAAAAGAACTTGAAAAGATTGTGCTTGCTAAGGAATTGAATCACGGGGGCAATAAGATACTACGTTGGATGTGTTCAAATTTAGCAATGAAAACCGATCCTGCTGGCAATATCAAAATGGATAAAGCAAAGTCAAGTGAAAAGATTGACGGAATGATTGCTCTTGTTATGGCTTTAGGTTCTTATATGAACGGAAACACAACTGAAGAAAATCCCTACGATGACAGGGGTTTTGTGTTTATTTAAGGAAGTGTTTTATATCTTTGTATTATAGTTTTATCTTATGGGATTATTCGATTTTCTCCGTTCAGAAAAAAGAGATAACGGAAACACTTTTCTTAAAGTCAACTCTCCTTTGTTTGGCGCAAATGCTGGAGTCAATGTTGACAAAAATTCTGCACTTTCTTTCTCGGCTGTTCTAGCTTGTGTTCGAGTTATCTCTGAAAGTATTGGCTCACTACCAATTCACGCTTATAGGGTTGAGCAAGACGGTGATCTCAAAATTGACAAAGCGCATCCCGTTTCAAAGTTAATCCAACGACCTAACCAATATCAAACAACTTACAACTTTTTTTCGGTAGCAATGACAAACTTATTGCTTGAAGGAAATTGTTATTTCTTAATAGAAAGAGACGGAAGCGCACGACCAACAGCATTGATTTATCTCAATCCAGACAAAGTGGATGTAATTCCTTTTGAGGGAAACTTATTCTATCAGCACGCTGACTTTGAGCAACCGATTCCACAAACAGACATTCTTCATTTTATGGGCACTGGCTTTGACGGTAAAAAAGGAAAGTCAGTTCTTAAAATGCAACAAGACACAATCGGACTATCTTTGGGTTCTAATATAACAGCAGCGACATACTTTGGACAGTCTGCTCAAGTTGCTGGAGTGTTAAAAACGGATCATAAACTTACTGACGAACAAATACAACGATTGAGAAACTCTTGGAACTCTAGATATCAAGGTCCTTATAACTCTAATAAAACTGCAATCTTAGAGCAAGGAATGGACTTCAAACCGATTTCTATAAGTGCAAATGATAAACAGTTGCTACAATCAAGACAGTTTCAAGTTGAAGAAATAGCTAGAATATTTAGAACTCCACTTTCATTGATTGGACATCTTGAGAAGTCTGCAAACCATAACTCAATCGAACAACTATCTACTGACTTTGTTCGCTTTACTTTGACACCTTATTTAGTTCAATTAGAGCAAGAGATGAACATTAAGTTATTTAGAGATAATGAGTTTGGAGAGTATGAAGTCAAATTTGACACTAAAGGTTTGCTAAGAGGAGATAGCAATGCTAGAGCTACTTATTATCGTGAAATGATGCAGATTGGTGCTTTATCAATCAATGAGGTTAGGCAAGCGGAGCAACTAAACAGAATAGGTGAGGAGGGCGATGTCCACTATTTCCCGTTGAACTTTGCACCGATAGGAACAACAGAAGAAGGCAATGACTAATTTTCCAACTAAAGGAGAGGACAAAAAGATTAGTTTAAGAAACTCAAATCATCCGCAGTTTGATTTTGATTTTGCTTCTAGTGTAAAAGAACAAACTCCAGAAATCTGGAAAGCTGGTGGAAATATAAGAGGAAATGAAGCTTTCGAGCTTTGGGAAAGAGCGAGAAAAGGAGATGAAAGTCCTTCTGTTTTAGAATGGATAAAAGAAAGAGAGGCTTGGCTTGCTAGACATTTTGAGGACGGAAAGCAATTTGAAGGTGATACAGAGCCGAACTTATCAAACATTGGGGGCGTTGTTGCACAAATGAAGTGGGGTACGATAGGAGTTCTTGGAGAGCAAGGAATGAAGGATGTTATTTTAGAGATGACAAAAAAGCTAGAGGGTAAAAAAGAAGAAAAACAGTTGAGCGCAACTGTTACAAAAGCTCTTGAAAATAAAGTTGAAGAACACAATGACGAGGTTAAAGATTTGGATGTTGCTTGGAATCCAAGAATAACATTCGAGAAAATAGTTAAAGTGTTTGAAAGAGGTATTGGAGCTTACAAAACAAATCCTCAAAGCGTGAGACCTAACGTAGGAAGCCCCGAGCAGTGGGCTTACGCAAGAGTAAACTCTTTTCTTTTCGCATTAAGAAAAGGAAGGTTTCAAGGAGGCAAACACGATACTGATTTACTACCTCCAAATCATCCAGTTAGGGAGGAAATGGAAGAAAAAAAACAAGTGTTTATTGTAATGGGTTCTTCTTGTAGTGGCAAAAGCACTTATGTTAGAAATAATGCAAACGATAATGATTTAGTTTTTGATTTTGATACTATACATCAAGCAATAAGCAACAATCCGAGTCACATTCATATTGACAATTTAAAGAGATATGTTTTTGATGTCAGAGATGCGCTTTATGAAAGACTTAAAAAAGACAAAACCACAAATGCTTGGATAATAAATTCAAGCCCTTTGAAACAAGTTAGAAAGCAACTTGTTGAAGAATTAGATGCTAGAATCATTTACATTCAACGCTCAAAAGAAGAATGTTTAAGAGTAGCAGAACAAGAAAGACCCAGCGAGTGGAAAGGTTATATAGAAAATTATTTTGAAAGGTTTGAGGGGTTCGATGAAGATGAAGATATTACAATTATAAAAATGGAAAAAGAAAACAGAGAATTAGTAGGCACAATGATTACAGACGGAATCGAGATGCCACTTTACACAACCATTGAAGAAGCAGAAGAAATAGCAAAAGAAATGGGAGGTGAAGGACATCACGAACACACTCTAAACGGTGAAGTTGTATATATGCCTTTTAACACTCACGATGAGATTAAAGCTGCTATGGAAGCTCAAATGACCGAAGAATCACCAATGGAGGATAACGATCATTATGACGGACACGATGAAGACGACAAGCCAATGGGCTATCGTTCAAATCCAAACAAAGAAATCAGAACCTTCAATGTTCAAAACTTAGAGCTAAGACAAGAAGGTGATGAAAATGTTGTTGTTGGTTATGGAAGCGTTTTCAACACTCTTTCAAATGAGCTTGGCGGTTTTAGAGAGATTATTGCCGAAGGTGCTTTTGAAGGTCGTTTGAATGACGATGTGCGTTTTCTTATTAATCACGAGGGTTTGCCACTTGCTAGAACAACAAACGGAACGCTAACTTTGTCTACTGATGAAAGAGGTTTGAAATATGAAGCTAGAGTTGCAAACACCTCAACTGGTCGTGACTTAGTAGAATTAATGAGAAACGGAACAATAAATCAAAGTTCTTTTGCATTTGTTGTTGAGGATGATTCTTGGGAGGTAAGAGAGGGTGTTAATATTAGAACTATCAACAAAGTATCACGTTTGTACGATGTCAGTGCTGTAACATACCCAGCTTATGAAGAGGCATCTGTTGCCCTTCGCTCAATGGAAGAATGGAAAAAAACAGAGAATGAAAAGGTTATGAAAGAGAACCTTGAAAAGGAGAATGAACAGAGGTCGAAGGAAGATATGGATTTAACTAAACGCTCTCTCGCTGAGTTGCGTTTGTCAATCATAAATAAAAAGTAATTTAATTTTTAAAACTGAAAAAAAGATGAAAACATCTAAATTCTACACAGAGGAGAGAGCTTCAGTTGTTGAAAATATGGAAGCAATCGTTGACTCGGCAAAAGTTGAGGGTCGTGAGCTTACTGATTCAGAAACTAAAGAATTTGATTCTCTAAACGAAAAAGCTGACTCTTTAGAGAGTATGGCTAAAAGAGCTGCTTCTTTTGAAGCACTACAAGCTAATAAAGCAAAAACTTCTGAAAAGGTAGTTGACACACCAAAGGAGATGCGAGATTATTCATTCCAAGATGCGATGAAAGCTGCTTATTCTGGTAAACTAGAGGGATTGGTTGCTGAAATGGATGCAGAAGCAAGAAACGAAGCTCGTTACACTGGACAAATGTTCAAAGGTATTGCAGTTCCTTCTGCTGTATTAGAAGCACGTGCGGTTACAACTTCTGCTTCAAATAGTGTTGAAGTTATGAGCTTCACTGACCAATTACAAGCAAACTTGGTTTTGGCTTCTGCTGGAGCAAACTTTTACTCTGGTGTTAACAATATGAAGTTTCCTGTAATTAGTGGGATTTCTACTTCTTTCGTTGCTGAAACTGGTGGTTCGGTTTCTGCTGCTGGTTCAACTTCTAGCTTGACACTTTCACCACAAAAATGTATTTCTATTGTTGAGGTATCTGCTGAAGCAATGACTCAAAATGCTGGTATCGAAGCTGCATTACGTAGAAATATGGCTGCTTCTGTTGCTGCTCAATTAGAAAAAAACTTATTGAGCGCTGCTGACAATTCTGACGGTGGTCCACAGTCTATTTTTGCTGATGCTGCTGACGGTGGAGCAACTTTGAATGCTGCTGCTATTTTAGCAATGGAATCAACGGTATTAGGCAACAATGTTCCTTTATTGGGTGGTCGTTTTGCTTACCTTTGTAACTCTGATGCTTTAGCTGTTATAAAGACTTTAGTTCAAGCAACTGGCGTTGAAGCAATATACGACAATAGAGAAAAGACTATCAACTCTTATTTCTCTTTCGTTTCTTCAAATGTAGGTTTTAAATCATCTAGTAACTTTGATAATGTATTATTCGGAGATTTCTCAAGAGTACACATTGCTCAGTTCGGTGGTTTAGATTTATTATTTGATCCTTTCACATCGGCTGCTTCTGGTGTTGGAAGAATGATTGCAACTTCTTTAGTTGACGGTAACGCTGTTGACAATGGAACTGCATTTGTTGAGATTCAAACTGAATCTTAATATATTTTAATAATTGGAAGAGGGTTTCGGCTCTCTTCCATTTTTATCAACAAAGATATGATTACTAGCTCAGATTTAGGAATTTCAGTAACAACAGGATTCGGAAAGTTGAGATTATCATCTGCTCCGACATTGACTCCAGTATCAGTTTCAGAGGCAAAAACACATTTGCGCATTGATAGTTCATTCACTGCTGATGACACTTACATTGAAACGCTTATTAGTGTAGCAACTTTAGCTGCTGAAAATTACACAAATCTGGCTTTAATGGAACAAACTTTCATTCTTGATATTGATGCTTTTCCAGATTACTTCAATCTTTTAAAAGGTACTTTGAGAACTTTGACAGTTAACTCAATTACTTATAAGGATGCAAGCAATGCTAGTCAAACTTTGGCAGCTTCAAACTATGTTGCTGACGGTAGCATAAAACCAGCAAGGATATATTACACACCCGATGCATCAATTCCAAGTACATTTGAAATTCCAAACGCTGTAAATGTCACTTTTACACTAGGATTTACAGCAGCTAGTCAAGTGCCAGCTCCAATAAAACAAGCTATCCTTTTAATGATTGGTACTTATTACGAAACAAGGCAAACAGTGAGTGATAGAACTTACAAAGAAATACCGCAATCGGCTGAATACTTATTAATGCCTTATAGAGTACAAGGGTAATGAATATCGGCAAACTAGACAGATTGGTTGTTATTAAAGAAGCTACATTTTCGCAGGATGCTTACGGACAAAACATTGCAAGCAATTCGACTCTTGCTTCTGTGTATGCAAGATTTGAATTTGAAAAAGGGAAAGTAGGTTTTGAAGCTGATACTTTTATTGGGACAGCTCCAGCAAAAGTTACAATCCGATATCGTTCAGATATACAAGTTTCTCCGAAGCATTTTATCGAATACAACTCAAAAGATTGGTTTATTCGTTCTGTTGAGGAAATAGGAAGAAAAGAAGGGCTAATATTAAGAGTGGAAGAAAAAACAACTGACTAATGATTAAAGTTGATGTTGACAAAAAAGAGCTGAAACAAATTCAACGTGATTTGGATAGACTACTTCCGTTTGATAGAGGTACAAAAACTATCGTTCGTCAAGCAATGAGAAAAGCAATGAAGCCAGCAGTTGCGAAATTGAGAGGTTTTTTACAAAGTCACAAAGATAGTGGGGATTTGGTTAAGTCAATAGGGACATTCAATATAAAAACTGCTAAAAGCAAACCGCCAATCGTTGGCGTTGGTCCACGAAAGACATCGACAGGAAAACAAGGAAGCAAACTTCCGACAGGATATATGTATTATTTAGAATACGGAAAAGAAGGTCAAAGCGGTGAAAGATATTTGGACAGAACAATCCAATCTGTCGGAATGCAAGTAACTGGCTCAATCATTCCAAGTTTAAGAAGTATTATTGACAGGAGATTTAAAAAGAAAGGTTTATAATGGATGTTGGAAAGGCAATAAGTTCTATTTTAAGAAACACTGCTGGGGTTTCAAACTACGTTGGTACAAGAATTTTTCCTCAAAAGATTCCTTTTGGTGAAACTATGCCAGCAGTAACATACTTTATAATTGACATTGATCCAAACAATACAAAAAACGGGGCTTCAACTTACGACTATGTACGATGTCAAGTAACTGCATTTGGGACTACATACGCACAGGCACAAGATTTATCAACAGAAATAAGAGCTGCTTTGGATTATAAAAGTGGAACATTTGAAGGCGTACAAATAGATAAATGTTTTTTTGAGGATCATAACGATGTTTACGATGATAAATTTGGAGATGACGGTATTCATTACGTGGCAATGGATTTCAGATTCAATATAAACAGATAATATATGAAAG